CCCGGACGCGATAACTTCGCCGCGCGCTTGGTCGAGTTTCATCCAGATCGTGAGTTCTCGCTGCCGCAGATTTGCGCTGCGCTTGATGTCACGCCGACGGAAGCCGACACCGCTCAAGGCATCTCGTTCCGGCTGCGCGACACTGGCAAGGACAGCGTGCTGGAGTGGATGAACGACAACGGCATGGTGCTGTCGGGCGTCAACGCTGAAGGCTGGCTGTCGGTTGTCTGTCCAAACCATGCCGAGCATACAGACGGTCAGATTGCCGCGCGCTACAAGCCGCTGGACCGCTCGTTCTGTTGCTATCACGGCCATTGCGAGCATCTGGACAGCAAGACGTTTCTGGGCTGGGTCTGCGACAACGGCGGGCCCCGTGTGACGCCCGGTCTGCGCGAGGAGCTGCTTGCCGAACACATGGCGATCATTGAGGAAAAGCTGACGCCGACCGATATGTTTACCGACAACGCCGCCAAGATCATTGCGGAAGTCGAACGCAAAGAAATGGGGCGTCTCGACAAGGCGGCGTGGTATGACCGTTTTGCCTATGTTGTCGAGGATGATGCGTATTTTGATCTGATTGACCGAAAAGAAATCAGCCGCTCCAGCTTTAACGCTGTGTTTCGTCATGTCGCGTGTCAGTCTATCCATAACGGGCGCCGCGTCGAGGCAAGCGTTTGCTTTGATGAAAACCGTCAGACCATGAACGCGCGCGTCTTGCAGGGCATCACCTACGCTGCGGGCGAGAGCGTGCTGGTCGCGCGTGATGGTGACGTGTATGGCAACCGCTGGCGCAACGCGCGTCCCGATCTGAGCGGCGTCTCGCCTAGCAGCGTGGACGCATGGCTGGACCATTGCCGCCTGTTGGTGCCAGAGCCGGAAGAGTTGGAGCATGTCTTTAACATGATGGCCTTCAAGCTTCAGCATCCAGAAATCAAGATCAATCATGCGATCCTGCACGGTGGCGACGAAGGCTCCGGTAAAGATACCATGTATGCACCATTCATCTGGTCGATCTGCGGGCCGCATCTCAAAAACCGTGGATTGATCGACAACGACAGCTTGGGCGGTCAGTGGGGATATGCGCTTGAAAGCGAAATTATTATCCTGAACGAGTTGAAGGAGCCGGAAGCCAAGGAACGCCGCGCGCTCGCCAACAAGCTCAAGCCGATCATTGCAGCGCCGCCGGAAATGCTGACCGTCAACCGCAAGGGCTTGCATCCTTACGACATGCTCAACCGCGCGTTCGTGCTGGCCTTCACTAACGATCCGGTGCCGATTACAATTCCGTCGCAGGATCGCCGGTGGTTCTGCATCTGGTCGCGCGCCCCTCGTATGGAGCCAATCGCAGCCGCGCGTCTCTGGCGTTGGTATCACGCCGGCGGTTTCGAAGCTATCGGGCGTTGGCTGTATGACCGCGACGTGAGCGCGTTCAATCCCGCCGCAGCGCCGCCGCTGACAGAGTTCAAGATGAACTTGGTCGAACATGGTATGAGCATGGCCGAGAGTTTCTTGGTTGAAATGATCCGCAACCGCCTAGGCGAGTTTGCTAGGGGCGTTATCGGCTCGCCGTTCTATTCGCTGTGTGACCGCGTAGCCTCTGGGGCGCCCGCCGGCGTCAAAATCCCGCAAGCCGCGCTGCTTCATGCTCTCAAAGAAGCGGGCTGGGTGGACGTGGGACGCCTTGCGTCTGTCGAATACAGCACGAAAAAGCATGTCTACGCGGCGCGTGACGTTGCGGAGAAATACAACAAATCTGAATTGCGCCGCATGGTCGAAGAGCCGGCGACATCGAATATTGTCAATCTGAAACGTGCATAAAAAAATGCCCCGCCGTGTACCAATCCGGCGGGGCAGTCTTACAGAGTTATGCGGTCTCTCATGTCGCGCAGCGGGTCGTCTTTTGATACATGGCGACCGAAAGTTGCGTTGCTTGTGGCACGTATGTCCTGATTGCGCCAGCACCAACACTCGCCATCATCTTGAAAACAAACCCACACAAGATCATGTTCCGGCCCGTAATCAATCAGCACATGCGCCAGCGCCGCGCCTTTGGGTGTGGTGACAGGTAGCGGCGGGTCAAGTTGAAGCATCTTGTCTTTCCTTTAGTTTGGTGGTTCTGGCAGGGGCATCCAGTGGGTTGGGCATACGTCCCATTCGCCGTCATACCAGCCGGATTGGATCGGGTCCCAAGACGCAAGAGCCATAATCGGCCACCCAGACTCGTACCAGAACACAAAGATTTCCGTACCGTCTTTCGGTGCGGTGGTAATCAATTGCCACTCAGTCATTACCCCCTCCTTTGCCGTCAATCGACTTTAAGTCGGCTGTCGATGGTGTCCGAATGGACATATTGACCTTTCGCATCATGGTGAAGGTCAACTCTTTGGCGGTCTGGTCATTGGTCATGTCAGACACCCGAACCAGATAGCAAAACGCAATTGCCCGTTGGGCCACAAAGTCTTCAAAGGCTGTCGGGTCCAGATCGCTCAGGTCCAACACAGCGCCGTCATCAATCCCGTCATCATCATCAGACATCACGGACTCCTTTGCTGGCGATAAAAGGCATGGTGCCTGTCATCGCGTAGGACTTTGACTTCAGCCTCCAGCCTATCCACCTCTCGGGCTAGGCCAATTAACTCTTCAGCCATGCAGAACTCGGTAGCCATACCGCCCCGCGTTATACGGAATTTCAGTACCAGCTCTTCAATCAGCCTTTCGTCCGGGTGCATCCCTTTCACGAATACTGTTCCTCTAATTGTCGCATGGAGATGTGACGGTACTGCAATATGTGGCCCGCTTGGATTTGCAGCTCGTAGATGCCGTACGACCAGCCGGTCGTGGCCGTACCCGCGTATTTTGCAACGTACCCATCAGGCATCGATGACCCAAGGTTAAGAACCTCAATTGAGTTGTTGATTCCGATTTTGGGCACCTTACGGAATGTGGATCGGTGTGTATGGCCGAACACGATGGAATGTGTCGCGTGGTTGGCAATCTGGTTTTCAGAGTTTTGACCGCCATAAGGCCGCCCCATGATGTTCATCGGCACATGGATAAAACCAACCCCGTCAATCATCAGCCATTGCCCATAAGGGTGGATGCGCCACCGATAGCGGGCCGACATCTCTTCAAGCTGGGTGTATAGAGTGCCAACAGTTTCCGGGTTCTTGTTCTCAAACCGATTGATCCGGTCTTCGTGGTTCCCCGCCGTCATATCCAGCGGGATGTCCAGATAGCTCATCTCTTTGTAGAAGGCGCTCATGGCCTCTTCACAGCTCTCTAAATCGGTCTTGAAGGAGGGCCGTTGAGCGTGGGCATAGGAACCCCGCTCCTCATGCATGGATACACTGTCCCATGAAGCAAAGTCACCAATGTGGACAATCCGGTCCGGCTTCATAGCAGCGGCATGTTTGCCCATCCACTTGAAGCGGTCTTTGGAGATATTGGGCTGGTCGTGGCTGTCACCGATTGCCATGATTGTCATGGAGGTCTGCTTGCCCATGACAATTCTTGGCTTGGATGGCGTGTTGGAATTAGCCATAGCCAATTTCAGAAGGCGGTTTTCTTCTTCAAGAGATTGGGTTTTTTCAATAAGCGGTGAAACTCTCAAAGGTTTGTTTTTAAGAATAACAGACCGAAGCGTGCTTTCATTTCTACCTAAGTAATAGGCAGTTTTATTAATGCCGCCCATCTTTAAGATGAGAGATTGTAACTCTGGTGGGCTTAATATCATGATGGGCCTCGCCGCGCCGCACCATGATACGATACTATGACACTGTGACAACTATTTGATGGCTAGGAACAAACCAATGTTTGAGAAGGCATATCCTGCATAAATGATTGCCATCGGCGTGTTGCCGAGTAGGTACTGATTTATGGAGATATAACCATAAATCAGACCCACCAGAATTATGAGCGGCCCGCTCACGAATCAAAAACCATAAGCCACGCCATGCGCAGCCGCTTCACAAGATCATCACTCATCTTTCTTCTCCCCTAGTGCGGCGCAAACTTTCTTTTGCACGACATCCATATTCATATTTGCACCGCTCAGAGCAGCATCAGCCAATCGCAGCGCCGCTTCCAGTTGCTCAATGCGGTCGGCTGCTTCGCGCAATGGTTCGTGAATGTTATTGAGCATCTCAAACTCTTCTTCAGCTAGAGAGCGCAGCCGCTTCACAAGATCGTCACCCATCCTTCTTCTCCCCTAGTGCGGCGCGGGCGAACCGAACAGCCTCGCAATCATCACAATCGCAACCTTCTTTTGCATGAAGCTCAAGGAAATTATCAAACAATCCTTGCAGCGCCGTTTCCAGTTGCTCAATGCGGTCTTTCAGTTTCTTTATCTCAACCATTTTGTAGGTCCACATATAGACAATCGTTAGGTCATCCTGCTCGTCATCGGGCCGCTTCACAAGATCGTCGGTCATGTCAGCCCCTCCACTAGCGCCGCAAGGCGCTCCTTGTGTTCACCATCCAAGCGGTAGCCCACGCCGCGTATATGCTGAATTTCGACCCCATGCTTGCGCAAGAGCGAGCGCAGTTTGCACACTGCAACCCGCGAACGGGCGTTAATCAGATCAAAATCGGTCCCCCGCGTTTCGAAAGCATGGATTGAAAGCGCCGTGTCGATCTTGGCGTGGGTCAGGTCGCTATGCGTCAGAAACGCGTTAGCCAGGGCGGCAAGCTGGGGCGAAAGCCCCAACCTCCCATAAAATCTATTGTTTGACGGGCGCAAGATCGCCTTGAGCTGGCGGTTTTCCTCCCGCAGCTCCTCAATGATCGCCATCAGCTCAAGGTTTTCTTTTATTTGCATGGTTTGCGTCCCACATTAGCCAGAAAATCTTAATGATCAGTTCAATCATTCGCCACCTTTAGGCTTGGTCTGATCCTTCAACGCCGTTTCCATGTCGCGCAGAATAAAATCCGGCACGTTCAGCGGCGCGTCATCAGCGCGGGGCGCCATTGTGACGCCGGCGGGCGCCTTAGCCCCGCCTTGCAGCGGCTCCAGCTCGCGCACAACCAATTGAGCATAACCCGCAACGTCGCGCCAATGGTCAATCTCGTTGAAATTACCGCACAGCACGCGGCTGATCTTGTCACAGAACGCTTCGAGGCTTTGCGCCTGATAGAAGTCCAATCGCTCCCAATTGCGCCCCTCGCGCACCATACGCTTGAAATGCTGGGCAAAGGCTGCTTGTTCCTTATAATCGCCGTGGGTGCTGGCGCGCTCGTTTATCGTGTCGTTAACCGTTGTCATGCTTTTACTCTCCTACTGGATTGTTTGGGTTTGTTGCGTTTAGAAACTTGATCCATTCACGCACAGCGTAAAGGACCGATGAATGGTCGCGCTCGCATAGCTGGGCTATGGACGGGTATGACCAGCCAATACAGCGCAAGGCAAAATAAACTTCGCGCCTTACCAAGACCAACGGGCGGCGGCGGTCATCGCGCACAATGTCGCCCCATGTCAGCCCCCGCGCCGCTAAGATCGGCTCAATTACCTTGCGCGCGCCTTTCGTGTTGGGCACGCGTTGGCCTATCGGCACAGGTACGGACT